ACAAAAAGCTTTAGGATATAATCTTAATTTATCAAATCCATTAAATATTAGAGTAGAAAATGGATTTGCTGAAGTATTAGATGCAGCAACTGGATTTATGTGTATTAAAAAAGAAGTTTTCTATAAAATGATAGAAGCTTATCCTAATCTTAAATATACAAGTGATCAAATTATAAATAATGATAGATTTTCAAGTGATAACTGTTATGCACTTTTTGACTGTATTATTGATGAAAAAAGTAATAGATATTTATCAGAAGACTATGCTTTTTGTCGTTTATGGCAAAAGATAGGAGGAAAAATTTATGCCGATGTGCAAAGTCCTTTAACGCATTATGGAACTTATGCATTTAAAGGTCACGTATGGAGTAAATTTAAAGTAGAGGAAAATAAAAATGCCAATGACATACAGCAGTCTAAAGACTGATATACAAACGTGGGCTGAAAATACAGGAACTGATTTTACTGCTCAATTAGATACTTTTATAGGTAATACTCAAGAAAGATTATCTAGAGATATTGATCCAGTAGGTTTTAATCAAAACGTAACTTCTTCTATGTCGGTAGGAGATAGATTTATTACACTTCCTAGTACTATAGAACCAATGTTAATTAATTATTTAAATATAATAGTTAGTGGTAATAGACAATTTTTAGAAATTAAACCTATAGAATATTTACAAGAATATTGGCCTAATGCTTCTATTACAAGTACTCCAGTTTATTTTGCAAATTTTGATGATAATACTTTATATGTAGCTCCAACTCCAGATAGTGCATATACTATGGAATTAGGATATCAAGGAAGAATTAATCCATTATCTAATACTAATACTACTAATTGGTATACAGATAATGCTCCTGATGCTCTATTATATGGTAGTCTATCTGAAGCAAATCTCTTTACAAAGAACATGGAAGATTATAATATCTATAACAAAAAGTATGTCGAAAGTGTGACTGCTATCAATAATGAAGCTCGTAGAAGAAGACGAACAGATTACAAGTTTCCTGGTAGCCCACTCGGGACTAATACATTAACTGGAGGACAATAAAATATATGGCAATCGAACAAGCTATAACAGTCACATTTAAACAGGACTTAATGTCACCTGGCGCTAATTTAGAGTCAGTAACAATTAAATGTGCCTTATACGATAATACGGCAACTCTAAACCAAAATACTACCGCTTATATTACTGCTAATGAAATTTCAGATAGCGGTACTAATTATGTTATAGGTGGTGAAACTTTAACCAACGTTGCAATAACAGTTGATGGAACTACAGCTATTTTTGATGCTGATAATGTTTCATGGGCTAATGCAACTATTTCTGCTCAAGCAGCTTTACTATATAATGCAAATAATAGTAACTCAGCAATTGCAGTTTTAGATTTTGGTGGAGTTAAAACATCTACTAACGGTACATTTGAATTACAGTTTCCTAACGCAGACGCTACTAACGGTCTAATTAGAATAGCATAGGAGTAATGATCCTATGGCTACTGCACAAGTAGGTTGGGGCAGACTTGGTTATAATATAGGAGCATGGAATACAACACCTGATGCTGTTGCTACTATAACTGGTCAGTATCTTCAAACTGAAATTGATTTTGGTGCTGGATGGAGTAGAGATACTTGGAATGCAGGTGCGTGGGGAATTGGACTTGGCGCGGTATTAACAGGTAATGGAAATGTATTTTCATTATCTACATTAACTGAATTACAAACTTTTGCAGGAAATATTGGTCATAGTGGAACTGCTTTAATTATTCCAACTGGTGAAGAAGCTAATATTGAACTTACATCTGCTTTAACTATAGTAGATGGAGAAGGAATATTTATAGGAATTGCTACTCCTAATTTAACAGCTTCTATTAATGATATTAATTTAAGTACAAATAATTTTTTAGAACAAACTGGTCAAGAATTAACTATAGAAAATAATTTAGCTAATGTAGTAGTAACAGCTAGTGCTCCTATAATTATTTTAGGAGAACAATTAGATATTGATGTAGGACAAGTAGTTACTGGAACTGCTAATTTCGTAGATATTTTAGGACAAGTAATTACTGTATCTCTTAATGATATAAATGTAACTTCTGGGGCTAATGCTCAAATTAACACAGGTATACAAGCTAATACTATATCTGGTAATGTAAGTGTAGCAGAAGGACATGGAGTTATTATTACTGGAAATAGTACAATTACTTATACTGGAAATGTTAATATTATTGGTATATCTAATGTTAATATTATAGGATCTCAAGCTAATATAAATGTATCTACTCTTAAATTTTGGGATCCAATACAACCAACTATTACTGAAACTTGGACAAATATTCACTAGACAAAATATGACAAATATATATTATTTACAATATTAAAAATTAGGAGTATAAAGAATTATGGCATCAACTTATACATCAAGATTAAAACTAGAACGTCAAACTACTGGAGAAAATGCTGGTAATTGGGGTAATTTAGTAAATTATGTTTTTAATAGAATTGATAGTTCTGTTAGAGGATATGTTAATGTAGATGTAGCTGGTTCTGCTAACGTTACTTTAACTTCTAATAACTCTACTACTAATACAGATGATTCTTCTACAGACGATCAAGTACATAATAAAGTTTTAGAATTTACAGGAGCTTTAACAGGAGATATTTTCGTATTTACAGATGCGGTAGAAGGTGAATATATTGTATTTAATAATACATCAGGTTCACAAACTTTAACTTTTGCTCCAACAGGTGGAACTGGAGTAGTTTTACAACAAGGCGCTAAAACATTAGTTTATACAAATGGAACTGTAATGTTCGATGTAATGGCTGACTTAGGCAACATAAATGTTGCTGGAATAGCTAATAATGAATCATCAACATACTTTACTTTACCTTCATCTGATGGTACTAGTGGGCAAGCTTTAACAACAAATGGTAGTGGACAATTATCTTTTGCTACTGCTGGAATTACAACTGGTAAAGCTATTGCAATGGCAATAGTTTTTGGATAATAGGAGAAAAGAAAAATGGCAAACCCAAATATAGTCAACGTATCTTCGATACTTGGAAAAACAGATACTTTTGCTTTAACTACAACAGCAGCTAACTTAGTTACAGCAACAGCAAATACTGTATTTAAAATTAATTCAATTATCGTTACAAACATAGATGGAACAAATGCTGCTGATGTAACTGTAAGTTATTATGATGGATCAGATACAAGAGCTATTGGTAGTACTATATCAGTTCCTGCTGATGCAGCTTTAAATTTGATTGATAAAAATTCTTCTTTTTATTTAGAAGAAAATGAAATAATTTCTGGATCTGCTAGTGCAAACAGTGATCTAGTTTGTTTGATCTCATACGAAATCATAAGTAGTTAAAGGGGGATAACCAGCTATGGCAAATGGCGGAATTATCGGACCAGTCAACGATCCAGTAATATCAGATTTAACACAGACCTTTACTGCGTCAGGAACTTTTAATATGCCTAACTCTGCACCTGCTCCAGGGCAAGTAGATTATTTAGTCGTGGCTGGTGGAGGTGGAGGAGGAAGTTGGTGTGGTGGAGGCGGCGGAGGTGGCGCAGGTGGCTATCGAACTTCTTTTCCTGGTGGAACAAAATTAACAATTACAAAAGGATCTGCTACTACAGTTACAGTAGGAGCAGGCGGTGCAGGAACTACAATTAATAATAAAGGTTCAAATGGAACAGATTCAACATTTTCAACAATCACTTCAACAGGTGGTGGAGGTGGTGGAGGATTTTCATGTACTCCTTATGGTGTTGTAATAGGTCAAAATGGTGGTTCAGGTGGAGGTGGACAAGGTGCTTGTGCTCCTAATGCTGCAGGTTTAGGAAATACTCCACCAACAAGTCCCTCTCAAGGAAACAATGGAGGTGTAGGACTTGAAACTCCAGGTGGTGCGGGTAAAGCTGGTGGTGGAGGTGGAGCAAGTGCAGTTGGTGTAGCTGCTACAGGACCCGCTGCCGGTCCTGGAGGAAATGGAAGTGCAAATTCAATTTCAGGAAGTCCAGTAACTTATGCAGGTGGAGGTGGAGGCGGTGTTAACATTAATGCTCCATCCCCTAGTGTAGGAACTGGTGGAACTGGAGGTGGAGGAACAGGTGGAAAAAGAGGTACGTTTGTTGGAACTCCAGGAACAGTTAATACTGGTGGAGGTGGAGGTGGAGGTGGAGGTTCTGGTTTTGGTTCTGGTTCAGGCGGATCAGGTATTATTATTATTCAAGCACCTAATGCTAAAGTAACTGCAAAAGGAGTATGGTCATTAAATGATGCATATAATTATAGAAAAGCTGGAACTTGGAATTAAATATGACCTTTCTTTTTAATCAAATCTATATTATAATAACATAGGAGTAAAAAAAATATGGCACATTTTGCAGAAATTGACAGTAATAACATAGTATTAAGAGTTGTTGTAATAGATAACAATGACGTAAATGCAAGTGGCGGAGATCAATCAGTTGGAGCAGAGGAAAAAGTAAAATCTATAGTTCCTTTTACAACTGGAAACAGATGGGTTCAAACTTCGTATAACAATAATTTCAGAAAACAATATGCTGGAATTGGTTTCACGTTTGATGCTACTAAAAATAAATTTATATCGCCACAACCTTTTGCATCTTGGTCACTTGATGCTAATGACGACTGGCAAGCACCTGTTGCATATCCAACAGTTACAACCTACGGAGATAATGTTAAATACTTTATTTCGTGGGATGAAGCTGGACAAAGATGGATTGGTAAAGACGATCAAAACAACGAATTCGCTTGGTCACCTGACTCTTCCTCTTGGTTTGCTACAGGCAACTAAAGAATTTTAACATAAGAGGAGTATTAAATGGGGTCACCCAACGGCGGTATCATAGGAGTAATTAACCAAACTTCGTTTGGAAAGTGTACTGTCACAACTAAAACAGCATCAACACCATTAACAACACAACCTGGAACTAGATTAGCATCTATGGTAGTTATCGGTGGTGGTGGAGGGGGTGGTTCTAATGCTGGTGGTGGAGGGG